CCTTTCGGCGGTAACAACTGGCGCGGCGACTACGCGCTTGGTGGTGGCGAGGTAATGAGTGGTATTACTATCGACCAGAAAGGTGGGAACACTAGGATGTTCATTGATGGAATCTTTGCGAGAGCTATTTGGATTAGAGTGTTCAATGGACAATCTCGAGCCATATGGTCCCAATGATTAATAAGGAGATAATATGATACGTGTTTATGAGAAGTTTAAATGGGCCAAGGGTGAGCGCCTACAGGATGGGCGCTTCATAGCGAACATTGAGGACTCTACCGGCGAATCGTGGTATGACATTATGGTCAAACTCGATGAACTAGGAGAGGATCGCTGGGTAATTGGCACTCAACAATCTGGTTTCGTTTCGTGGGCCACAAACGGAAGCGTGAACGCTTCGGCTCTTCCTGTAGATGGTGGCGATGTTATCGTGATTGACTCCATCCCTGAGGACATGGAGAAAGACTTCCGGTACTGGTGGTGGGATGGTTCGCAATTCTTCAAGCAGGATAATGTCAAGTCAGAACAGAAGGAGCGCACAAAGGAGGACATTATGGCTGACCTCCTGAAACTTCAAGAAGAACTCAAGACACTATAAGGAGGTTAAATGTTATCTTTTGACTTCAACAACGAGGTCGTTAAGGCTGCACCGATTATTGGTACAGGGGTCGCTGACGGGGCGGCCCGACTATTTTGGGGGCTATCGTTAAACGAATGGTTCTACGTTGCTGCTATCGCCTACACAGTGGTTCAGATTGGTGCCAAGGTAGTCGATAAGATGATTGACTGGAAGAAAGCCAATAAGGAGTGATGAATATGGAAAAAGATAAGAGCCTTATCACGTTCTTAGAGATGTTGGACACTGCGATGGCACAGCGTATGCTTGCTGACCTTTCTGACCCTGAGCGGCGTTCTCCACAACTCTATAACGCCATCAACAAACTGTTAGACCGTCATAAGTTCCAGATTGGTAAGTTGCAACCTGATGAGCACATCTTGGGTGGCCTCGCCGGTGCTCTGGATGAGTACAAGTCTAAAGTTGGATACGATGGTCTCACTGATGACGACATTTACACTTTGCAGTGATATACTCAAGGTCTCCTACGGGTGGCCTTTATGAATGTCATTGGCATTTAGGAGGTACTATGAGTCTATTCAATAAGTTGTTACCTTGGGTTCTAGCTGGGATGCTATTCGGATGGGGATGGCACCTTGGGGCAGACTCAATGGACGCCAAGTGGAAACAGGAGGTACAGAATGAGTACGTTAAGAGAGTTGAGGCTACAGCGAGCACTCAAAGAGCACTCAATGAAATATCGGCTAAGTATCAAGAAGACCTTGCCGCGTTGGAAGGGAGCACTGATAGGATTATTTCTGATTTGCGTAGCGACAATAAGCGGCTGCTCGTCAGAGTCAAAACTACCGGAACCTCCGATGGTAAGTGTAGATTCGAGCCTGATGGTCGAGCCGAACTTGACGACCGAGATGCTAAACGTATTATCGCAGTGACCCAGAAGGGTGACGCGTGGATTCGTGCGTTACAGGATACTATTCGTGAACTACAACGTAAGCAGGAAACCGAGTAAGGAGGTAATGTGTCTACTCAGTCCAATCGTAATGCGCTCGTTGTGGCGCAACTAAAGGGTGACTTCGTGGCGTTCCTGTTCGTCTTATGGAAGGCGTTAAACCTACCAGTGCCAACTAAGTGTCAAATCGACATGGCTAAGGTGCTGGCGAATGGAGACAACAAGAAGTTCATCCTACAGGCTTTCCGTGGTATCGGTAAGTCATTCATCACATGTGCGTTCGTTGTGTGGTCCTTATGGAGGGACCCTCAGTTGAAGATACTTATCGTATCAGCTTCTAAAGAACGTGCAGACGCTAACTCCATATTCATCAAGAACATCATTGACCTGCTGCCGTTTCTCAGTGAGTTGAAGCCGAGACCCGGACAGCGTGACTCTGTGATTAGTTTTGATGTTGGCCCCGCTAGTCCTGACCACTCGCCTAGTGTGAAATCAGTAGGTATCACTGGTCAGTTAACAGGTAGTCGTGCTGATATTATCATTGCGGATGACGTTGAGATTCCGTCTAACAGTGCTACTATGGGTGCCCGTGAGAAGCTATGGACTCTCGTTCAGGAGTTCGCTGCGTTACTTAAACCACTACCTACGTCTCGTGTTATCTACCTTGGTACCCCTCAGACTGAGATGACTCTCTATAAGGAACTTGAGGATAACCGTGGGTACACAACCATTATCTGGCCTGCTCTGTATCCAAGGACACACGAAGAGAACCTCTATTACTCACAGCGTCTTGCTCCTATGCTACGTGCTGAGTACGATGAGAACCCTGAGGCACTCGCTGGGACTCCTACAGACCCTGTTCGGTTCGACCGAGACGACCTGCGTGAGCGTGAGTTGGAATACGGTAAGGCTGGCTTTACGCTACAGTTCATGCTTAACCCGAACCTGAGTGACGCTGAGAAGTACCCTCTGAGGCTCCGTGACGCTATCGTAGCGGTCTTAGACTTAGAGAAGGCACCGATGCATTACCAGTGGCTTCCGAACCGTCAGAACATCATTGAGGACCTTCCTAACGTGGGCCTTAAGGGTGACGACCTACATACATACCATGAGTGCTCGAATAACTCTGGTCAGTATCAACAGAAGATTCTGGTCATTGACCCAAGTGGTCGTGGTAAGGACGAAACAGGTTACGCTGTGCTGTACACCCTCAACGGTTACATCTACCTAATGGAAGCTGGTGGTTTCCGTGACGGTTACTCCGATAAGACCCTTGAGTTGCTCGCTAAGAAAGCCAAGCAATGGGGAGTCCAGACGGTTGTCTACGAGAGTAACTTCGGTGATGGTATGTTTGGTAAGGTATTCAGTCCTATCCTTCTTAAACACCACAACTGCGCGATGGAGGAGATTCGTGCTCGTGGTATGAAGGAGATTCGTATTTGTGATACCCTTGAGCCAGTCATGCAGACTCACCGCCTTATCATTCGCGATGAGGTCATTAGGGCCGACTACCAGTCAGCTCGTGACGTAGACGGTAAACATGACGTTAAGTATTCACTATTCTACCAGATGACCCGTATCACCCGTGAGAAAGGTGCTCTGGCTCATGATGACCGATTGGATGCCCTTGCGTTAGGCGTTGAGTATCTCCGTGAGTCCATGCAGTTGGATTCCGTTAAGGTCGAAGGTGAAGTGCTTGCTGACTTCCTTGAGGAACACATGATGCGTCCTACAGTTTCTGCTACCCACATCATTGAGATGTCTGTAGGAGGAGTTGATGTGTACTCTGAGGACGATGAGGGATACGGTACGTCTTTCATTGAGTGGTGATTTATGAGGCCAAGGAAGGCCGCTTTAAGGAGGTAATATGATAAGCAAGAAGAAGTATGTTATCGATAAGGAGACTGGTTGCTGGAACTTTAGGGGATGTAAGACGAAGACTGGTTATGGTCGCATTCGTGTGAACGGAGTCCATTGGATGGCCCACAGGTATTCCCTGAGTTGTCATCTAGGCAGACCGATAGCTGACGGAATGGTTGTGATGCACCTATGTGATAATCCTTCATGTGTTAACCCTGAGCACCTTAAGGAAGGGACTCAGAAGGAGAACATAGAGGACTGCATCTCAAAAGGTCGTGCAACTAAGTCCACAGGTAAACGTGATGCAACTAAGAGAGACCCTAGCGAGGAACGTAAGGCTATAGTGATTCGAAGATACCATAAAGGCTGGACCGCAACGTCCATAGCGAGATACCATAAGCTCTCTGTGGCGTGGGTAAAGAGGGTCATTGAGGATTACCTAAGTGATTGATATTTGAAATTAGTGATACAGGTCTAAGTATATGATTACAGACCATTATTCTAATTCGACTCACTATAGGGAGAAGCCTACCTAAAGATTACTATAAGACTTAAAGTTACCTATAAGGTAGGTTGTTATTATTGTTAATACAACCAACATAAAGGGAGGAGACTCATGTTCCGCTTATTGTTGAACCTACTGCGGCATAGAGTCACCTATCGCTTTCTTGTGGTACTTTGTGCTGCCCTTGGGTACGCATCGCTTAATGGAGACCTCAGTTCACTGGAGTCTGCCGTTTGCTCTTTACTCACTTGTAGTGATTAAGGTCTTCCTGACCGACTGACGGCTCACCGAGGGATTCAGCGGTATGATTGCATCACACCACTTCATCCCTATAGAGTCAAGTCCTAAGGTATACCCATAAAGAGCCTCTAATGGTCTATCCGTAAGGTCTATACCTAAAGATAGGCCATCCTATCAGTGATGCCTAAAGAGTCGCTTAGAGAGGGCCTAAGGAGTCCCTAGAGGGTCCTTTAAAATATACCATAAAAATCTGAGTGACTATCTCACAGTGTAAGCGCCCAAGGTTCCCCCCATAGGGGTCCCCAAAGTCACTCCTTTGGAGTGCCGGACCTTGAGGTGGACTTAAAGTGGGTCTTGAGGTGGACCGAAGGAGGGTCCTAGTGATACCTTGGGGAGTGTCTCCTTGTCCCTATCTGTTCAGCCTCTTAAAGTCACCTCCTAACGTCTATCCTAAGTCAACACCAACAGAATAACCATAAAGGCCCCTCAAGTCAATACCCCATCTTAAAGATAATCCTAACGACCATCCTAACGACCATCCTAACGACCATCCTAACGACCATCCTGATGATGCCTTGTCGTTACTTATAAAGAGATGACCAATAATCATTGTCTTTAATTCGACTCACTATAGGGAGAGGAGACTACTTAAAGAGGGCCAGAGAGAGATTAATCAAAATAATTTAAAAAAGAGTATTGACTTAAAGAGCCTTAAGGGTTACTATTCATCTCGTCAACGGGACAACGGCCTAAAAGCCACTCCCCGAGATACCGGGGTCAACCGGATAAGTAGACAGCTTGATAAGTCATACGAAAAACAAGCATTGACAACACGCAGTAACATGCAGTAAGATACACAGCGCTAGGTAACACTAGCAGCGCCAACCGGACGAACGGTGTCTTCTAGGTGACTCAAGCGCACCACGGCACACAAAGCAAACAAAACGGTTGACAACATGCAGTAAACACGGTACGATGTACTACAAGCAGTAAGGGCGTAGGGATAGGAACCGAGAAACCTGCCCGTGACCCGCCAAGGATAAGGCACTAGCCATGAGTCGAATTCGGTCACTCATCGCATAAAAGAATAACAGGTTGACAGCCTCCTTTAAAAGCTGTAATATGTACCCACGAAATGACGGAACAGTGAGTCACCACACTGAAAGGTGATGCGGTCTAACGAAACCTGACCAAAGACGCTCTTTAACAATCTGGTAAACGGCTCTTGAGTGTACACACGTAGCGGATAACTCAAGGGTATCGCAAGATGCCCTTTATGATATCCACTAACAACTCTATGAGGTAACACACAATGGCTATGTCTAACATGACTTATAACAACGTTTTCGATCACGCTTACGAAATGCTGAAAGAAAATATCCGTTATGATGACATTCGTGACACTGATGGTCTTGGGGACGCAATCCACATGGCAGCCGATAGCGCCGTTCCGCACTATTACAGCGACATTTTCAGTGTAATGGCAAGCGAGGGCATTGACCTTGAGTTCGAGGATTCTGGTCTTATGCCGGACACCAAGGACGTAATCCGTATCCTGCAAGCACGTATCTATGAGCAATTAACGATTGACCTCTGGGAAGACGCTGAGGACTTACTGGACGAGTATCTCGAGGAAGTCGAAGAGTCAGAAGAGTACGAGGAGGACGAAGAGTAATGGCTAACAACACCACGCAATACGGTCTGACCGCTCAAACTGTACTGTTTTATAGTGACATGGTGCGCTGTGGTTTTGACTGGTCGCTAGCAATGGAACACCTTAAGGAACTGTACGAAAACAACAAGGCAATAGCCTTGGAGTCTGCTGAGTGATAGGCTCAAGGTCGCTCAATACGAGTGGCCTTTATGATTATCATTCTGAAACAGGTGTACCTATGTCACAACAAGCTAAAACTTGCATAGCGTGCGGTGAGTTCAAGCCGTTGACGCAATACTACAAGAATGCCTCATCCCTTGATGGTCACATTGGGACGTGTAAGGCATGTAAGGCCAAACAACAAAGGGAACGAAGGGCACGGAAAAGCAACGCAGAGAGATACAAAAAGGAGGCAGCACGCCGCCGCGCCAATCATCTGCGAGCAAACTACGGGATAGAAGAGGAAACCTATCGCAAGATGTACGAAGAACAACATGGGGTCTGCGCCATATGCAAACAACCTGAGAGTATTGAGGGCAGGAGTCTCTGTGTGGACCATTCACATATTACAGGAGAGGTACGTGGGCTTCTATGCTCCAATTGCAACAGAGGGATTGGCTTACTCAAGGACTCCCCAGAGTTGGTACGAAACGCTTTTCACTACTTAACCGGTAAACTATAGGATGCACATTATGAAACACTACGTTATGCCTATCCACACCAAGAACGGCGTAACCATGAGGTAGCTGTAGATGTACTAGGAAGAACCAATAACGCTATGCTCTGGGTCAATATGCTCTCTGGGGACTTTAAGTCGCTTGAGGAGCGAATCGCGCTGCGCTGGCGTAATGCTGACCGCATGGCTATCGCTAATGGTCTTCCGCTAAACATTGATAAGCAACTTGACGCAATGCTAATGGGCTGATAGTCTTATCTTACAGGTCATCTGCGGGTGGCCTGAATAGATACGATTCCTGACCGAAAGAGGTACAAAATGAGCACGATTAACATCGCTAAGAACGATTTCTCTGACATCGAACTAGCCGCTATCCCGTTCAATACTCTGGCTGACCACTACGGTGAGCGTCTAGCTCGCGAGCAGTTGGCCCTTGAGCATGAGTCTTACGAAATGGGTGAAGCACGTTTCCGCAAGATGTTTGAGCGTCAACTCAAGGCCGGTGAGGTTGCAGACAACGCTGCCGCTAAGCCTCTTATTACTACCCTGCTCCCCAAGATGATTGCACGCATCAACGATTGGTTTGAGGAAGTGAAAGCTAAGCGTGGCAAACGTCCAACCGCTTTCCAGTTCCTGCAGGGAATCAAGCCGGAATCTGTAGCGTATATCACCATTAAGACTACTCTTGCTTGCCTAACGAGCGTGGACAATACAACCGTTCAGGCTGTAGCAAGCGCCATCGGACGGGCTATCGAGGAAGAAGCTCGCTTCGGTAGAATCCGTGACCTAGAAGCTAAGCACTTCAAGAAAAACGTTGAGGAACAACTAAACAAGCGCGTAGGGCACGTCTATAAGAAGGCATTCATGCAGGTAGTCGAGGCTGATATGCTCTCTAAGGGTCTACTAGGTGGCGAGGCGTGGTCTTCATGGCACAAGGAAGACTCCATTCACGTAGGTGTGCGCTGCATTGAGATGCTCATTGAGTCCACCGGAATGGTTAGCCTGCACCGCCAAAATGCTGGCGTAGTGGGCCAAGACTCTGAGACTATCGAGCTGGCACACGAATACGCTGAGGCTATCGCAACCCGCGCTGGGGCACTGGCTGGCATCTCTCCGATGTATCAGCCTTGCATAGTCCCTCCTAAGCCTTGGACTGGTGTAACTGGTGGTGGCTACTGGGCCAACGGTCGCCGCCCTCTGGTACTGGTACGCACTCACAGCAAGAAGGCACTGATGCGCTACGAAGATGTTTACATGCCTGAGGTATACAAGGCGATCAACATTGCGCAAAACACCGCATGGAAAATCAACAAGAAAGTCCTAGCAGTCGCCAACGTGATAACCAAGTGGAAGCACTGCCCAGTCGAGGACATCCCTTCGATTGAGCGTGAAGAACTCCCGATGAAACCGGAAGACATCGACACGAATCCTGAGGCTCTCACCGCTTGGAAACGTGCTGCCGCTGCTGTGTACCGTAAAGACAAGGCACGCAAGTCTCGCCGCATCAGCCTTGAGTTCATGCTTGAGCAAGCCAATAAGTTTGCGAACCGTAAGGCCATCTGGTTCCCTTACAACATGGACTGGCGTGGCCGTGTGTACGCTGTGTCAATGTTTAATCCGCAAGGTAACGACATGACCAAAGGTCTGCTGACACTGGCTAAAGGTAAACCAATCGGCAAGGAAGGATTTTACTGGCTGAAAATCCACGGGGCCAACTGCGCGGGGGTCGATAAGGTTCCATTCCCTGAGCGCATCAAGTTCATTGAGGACAACCACGATAATATCATGGCGTGCGCTAAGTCTCCACTTGAAAACACTTGGTGGGCTGAGCAAGATTCTCCGTTCTGCTTCCTCGCGTTCTGCTTTGAGTACGCTGGGGTACAGCACCACGGATTGAGCTACAACTGCTCGCTGCCGCTGGCGTTCGATGGGTCTTGCTCTGGCATCCAGCACTTCTCCGCAATGCTCCGCGACGAGGTAGGTGGTCGTGCTGTTAACCTACTGCCTAGCGAAACCGTTCAGGACATCTACGGGATTGTTGCCAAGAAAGTCAACGAGATTCTGCAAGAGGATGCAATCAACGGGACCGATAACGAAGTGATTACCGTGACCGATGAGAACACGGGCGAAATCTCTGAGAAAATCAAGCTGGGTACTAAAGCACTGGCTGGTCAATGGTTGGCCTACGGTGTGACCCGTAGCGTCACTAAACGTTCAGTCATGACGCTGGCCTATGGTTCCAAAGAGTTCGGCTTCCGTCAGCAAGTTCTGGAGGATACCATACAGCCAGCTATTGATTCAGGCAAAGGTCTGATGTTCACCCAACCCAATCAGGCCGCTGGGTACATGGCTAAGCTGATTTGGGAATCTGTGAGCGTTACCGTAGTGGCTGCTGTAGAGGCCATGAACTGGCTCAAGTCTGCCGCTAAGTTGTTGGCTGCTGAGGTCAAAGATAAGAAGACTGGTGAGATTCTTCGCAAGCGTTGCGCGGTGTATTGGGTAACTCCTGATGGCTTCCCTGTGTGGCAGGAATACAAGAAGCCTATTCAGACTCGCTTGAACCTGATGTTCCTCGGTCAGTTCCGCTTACAGCCAACCATTAACACTAACAAGGATAGTGAGATTGATGCACACAAACAGGAGTCCGGTATTGCCCCTAACTTTGTACACAGCCAAGACGGTAGCCACCTGCGTAAGACTGTAGTGTGGGCACATGAGAAGTACGGAATCGAATCGTTTGCATTGATTCACGACTCCTTCGGGACCATTCCGGCTGACGCTGCCAACCTATTCAAGGCTGTTCGTGAGACTATGGTTGACACCTACGAGTCCTGCGATGTACTTGCAGACTTCTACAACCAGTTCGCTGACCAGTTACATGAGTCTCAACTTGATAAAATGCCAGCACTTCCGGCTAAAGGTAGCTTGAATTTACGAGACATCTTAGAGTCAGACTTCGCGTTTGCGTAACGTCAAATTAATACGACTCACTATAGAGGGACAAACTCAAGGTCACTTAAACGGGTGGCCTTTTATGATTGACCTTCTTCCGGTTAATACGACTCACTATAGGGAAGACCTTAAGGTTTAACTTTAAGACCCTTAAGTGTTAATTAAAGATTTAAATTAAAGATTACTAATAGAGGACTTTAAGTATGCGTAACTTCGAAAAGATGACCAAACGTTCTAACCGTAACGCTCATGACTTCGAGGCAACCAAGGGTCGTAAGTTGAATAAGACAAAGCGTGATCGCTCACATAAACGTAGCTGGGAGGGTCAGTAAGATGGGTCGTTTATACAGTGGGAACCTGAATGACTTCAAGGCTGCAACAAATAAGCTGTTTGAGTTGGACCTTGCGGTAATATGTGATGACTCGCATGAAGACGATGGGTATATTCGAGTCCGCATCGAAGACAGAGATGGAAACATGATTGACGGCAGAGCATTCATTCATTACGATGAAGACGTCCTGTACTCTATGGCAACCGCTTGGCTGAACCGTATGTACGACCAGTTGAAGGACTGGAAGTAATACGACTCACTAAAGGGACAATGCTTAAGGTCGCTCATTGAGTGGCCTTAGTCATTTAACCAATAGGAGATAAACATTATGATGAACATTAAGACCAACCCGTTTAAAGCAACGTCTTTCGTAGAGTCTGCCATTAAGAAAGCTCTGGACAACGCTGGGTATCTTATCGCTGACATTAAGTATGATGGTGTACGTGGTAATATCTGCGTAGACAATACTGCTAACAGTTGCTGGCTCTCTCGTGTATCTAAAACGATTCCGGCACTGGAGCACCTAAACGGATTTGATGCGCGCTGGAAGCGTCTTCTGAATGATGACCGTTGCTTCTACAAAGATGGCTTTATGCTGGATGGGGAACTAATGGTCAAGGGAGTAGACTTCAACACTGGGTCTGGCCTACTGCGCACCAAATGGACCGACACTAAGAACCAAGAGTTCCACGAAGAGTTATTCGTTGAACCAGTCCGTAAGAAAGACAAGGTTCCCTTTAAGCTGCACACTGGGCATCTGTGCGTCAAACTGTATGCTATCCTCCCGCTTCACGTTGTAGAGTCTGGAGAAGACTGCGACATCATGACACTTCTTATGCAGGAACACGTTAAGAACATGCTGCCTCTGCTACAGGAATACTTCCCTGAAATTGAATGGCAAGCGGCTGAATCTTATGAGGTCTACGATATGGTAGAACTACAGCAACTGTATGAGAAGAAGCGTGAAGAAGGCCATGAGGGTCTCATTGTGAAAGACCCCATGGGAATCTATAAGCGAGGTAAGAAGTCCGGCTGGTGGAAGATGAAACCTGAGAACGAGGCTGACGGCATTATCCAAGGTCTGGTATGGGGTACGGAGGGTCTGGCTAACGAAGGCAAAGTGATCGGCTTTGAGGTGCTTCTTGAGAGTGGTCGTGTAGTAAACGCCACAAACATCTCTCGCGCCTTAATGGACGAGTTCACTACCAGAGTCAAAGAGCACAAAGCCTCAAGGCAGAACCATGAGTACCTGAACCCGTTCCATGGATGGGCCTGCCAGATTAGCTACATGGAGGAAACACCGGATGGCTCTCTGCGCCACCCATCGTTCGTATGTTTCCGTGGCACCGAGGATAACCCTCAAGAGAAAATGTAATCACACTGGCTCACCTTCGGGTGGGCCTTTCTGCGTTTAATACGACTCACTATAGGAGATACACATAATGATGTACTTACTTCCACTACTAATCATCATCATAGGATGCCTTGCGCTTCACTATAGCGACGACGACATGCCTGATGGTCACGCTTAATACGACTCACTATAGGAGACACTATATGTTCAGACTTCATTTCAACAAAAGTCTTAAGAATTTCACTGTTCGCCGTGCTGACCGTTCAATCGTATGTGCGAGCGAACGCCGAGCTAAGTTACCTCTTATTGGTGACACAGTTCCTTTGGCGCCGAGCGTCCACATCATTATCACTCGTGGTGACTTCGAGAAAGCAATAGACAAGAAACGTCCGGTTCTTAGTGTGGCAGTGACCCGCTTCCCGTTCATCCGTCTGTTACTCAAACGTATCAAGGAGGTGTTCTTATGAGCAAAGACATGGTAAACCAACCTGCCACTAAATCAATCGAAGGTGTCACTAAGCCTTCCCATTACATGCTGTTTGACGACATTGAGGCTATCGAAGTGATTGCCCGTTCGATGACCTGTGAGCAGTTCAAAGGTTATTGCTTCGGGAACGTCTTAAAATACAGACTACGTGCTGGTAAGAAGTCCGAACTGGCTTACTTAGAGAAGGACATGGCGAAAGCTGGGTTCTATGGTGAACTGTACGAGAAACATAAGGATAAGTGCTATGATGCGTGGTGAAACAGTCTACTATAAGCCTAGTGAATGGTGCCACAAGATGTGGACTGAATGTATAGAACGTGGTGACGAGGAATCAGCTAGTCACTACATGGAACTTTACAACCAATGGCTATCGCGAGGTTATTGATATGTCAACTTTAAATACAGGTTCACTTAGTGTGGACAATAAGAAATTTTGGGCTACCGTAGAGTCCTCTGAGCATTCCTTTGAGGTTCCAATCTACGCGGAGACCCTAGACGAAGCTCTGGAGTTAGCCGAGTGGCAGTACGTTCCGGCTGGCTTTGAGGTTACTCGTGTGCGCCCATGTGTAGCGCCAAAGTAATACGACTCACTATTGGGGAAGACTCCCTCTGAGAAACTAAACGAAACCTAAAGGAGATTAACATTATGGCTAAGAAGATTTTCACCTCTGCGCTGGGTACTGCTGAGCCTTACGCATACATCGCTAAGCCGGACTACGGTAACGAAGAGCGTGGCTTTGGGAACCCTCGTGGTATCTTTAAAGTTGACCTGACCATTCCCAACAAAGACCCGCGTTGTCAACGCATGGTCGATGAAATCGTGAAGTGCCACGAAGAGGCTTATGCTGCTGCCGTTGAGGAATATGAGGCCAACCCGCCGGTAGTAGCTCGTGGTAAGAAGAAACCTATTGAACCTTATGAGGGAGACATGCCGTTCATTGATAATGGTGACGGTACGACTACCTTTAAGTTCAAGTGCTACGCTTCCTTCCAAGACAAGAAGACCAAAGAGACCAAGCACATCAATCTGGTTGTGGTTGACTCCAAAGGTAAGAAGATGGAAGACGTGCCGATCATTGGTGGCGGCTCTAAGCTGAAAGTCAAGTATTCGCTGGTCCCGTACAAGTGGAACAACGCTGTAGGTGCGAGCGTTAAGCTGCAATTGGAATCCGTTATGTTGGTCGAACTGGCTACCTTTGGTGGCGGTGAAGACGATTGGGCTGACGAAGTTGAAGAGAACGGCTATGTTGCCTCTGGTTCTGCCAAAGCGAGCAAACCACGCGACGAAGAAAGCTGGGACGAAGACGACAGTGAGTCCTACGAAGAAGACGAAGACGGAGACTTCTAAGTGGCTGGCGCATACGCTGCGCGTGGAATCAGAAAGGTCGGGACATTCCGTTCCGGCCTAGAAGATAAAGTCTCTAAGCAGCTAGAGGGTAAGGGTATCAAGTTCGACTATGAACTGTGGAAAATCCCTTACGTTGTCCCTGCGAGTAACCATGTCTACACTCCAGACTTCCTGCTGCCTAACGGAATCTTTATTGAAACCAAAGGTTTATGGGAGAGTGACGACCGAAAGAAACACTTACTGATTCGCGAACAGTTTCCCGAACTGGACATCCGTCTGGTATTCTCAAGCTCACGCACCAAGCTGTACAAAGGGTCTCCGACCAGTTACGGTGAGTGGTGCGAGAAGCACGGCATACTGTTTGCTGACAAATTAATTCCGGTAGAATGGCTCAAAGAACCTAAAAAGGAGGTGCCATTTGACAAGTTAAAGCAATCTAAGGGAGGAAAGAAATAATGGCTCGTGTACAGTTTAAACCACGTGAATCTACTGACGCAATCTTTGTCCACTGCTCTGCTACTAAGCCAAGTCAGAATGTAGGTGTCCGTGAGATTCGTCAGTGGCATAAAGAGCAAGGTTGGCTTGATGTGGGGTATCACTTTATCATCAAGCGCGATGGTACCGTGGAGGAAGGCCGAGATGAGATGGCTGTGGGTTCTCACGCCAAGGGTCACAACCATAACTCAATCGGTGTCTGCCTCGTTGGTGGCATTGACGATAAAGGTAAGTTCGAAGCTAACTTTACGCCAGCCCAAATGCAATCCCTCCGCTCACTGCTTGTCACACTACTGGCTAAGTATAAAGGCGCTGTTCTTCGAGCGCATCACGATGTGGCTCCGAAGGCTTGCCCTTCGTTCGACCTTAAACGTTGGTGGGAGACGAACGAACTGGTCACGTCAGACCGTGGCTAATTAATTGAACTCACTATAGGGAGACCACAACGGTTTCCCTTTAAACACAAGGAGGAATCTATGAGTGAATTATTCAAAGACCTAGTGATTGACTCAGAGAGTCCTTCCGGTCTACGCTGGGCAGATTCAGCTAGGTATCAGCAAGCAGGTAAACCTGCGGGTACGTTACAGAATAACCCTAAGTATTGGGTTGTTTGGTTAAACAAGAGAATCTATAGGGTACATAGGGTCATTATGTGTCTATTACACGACTTGGAGTATGCTGAATGTCCAGTTGTTGATCATATAGACGGAGATGGCTCTAACAACCGTGTAGAAAATCTGAGGTTAGTATCTCGCGCTCAGAATTCAGCCAATATGAAGACACCGAAGAGTAACACGTCCGGAATCAAAGGAGTAAGTTACGATAGGAAGCGAGGTAAGTACAGAGGCTATGTAACCCTACATGGTAAGCAGTATAATGCTGGGAGATTTGACACGTTAGACGAGGCCACTGTAGCCGTTGCTAAACTTCGGGAGGAACTTCATGGACAATATGCTAGATTCTGATAGTGTCTTTTTATACCACGAGCCGTGCGATAATTGCGGGTCGTCAGATGCAGGTGCTAGATACTCAGATAACCACTTTCACTGTTTCTCTTGTGGGCACTACATCAAGGGAGACGGGCAGGAACCTGAGCGTTCCTACAAAAGAACTGGAGGCACACCTATGACTAAAGGTGTTTGGAACTTTGGCGAAGCTAACGGTAGATACTCCGCTCTGACGGCTAGAGGCATATCGAAAGAGACCTGTCAAAAAGCTGGCTATTGGATAGGCAAGGTTGACGGTGTGATGTATCAAGTCGCTGATTACCGTGACCAGAACGGAGCTATTGTTAGTCAAAAGATTCGTGATAAAGATAAGAACTTCAAGACCACTGGTAGCCACAAGAGTGATGCCCTTTTCGGGAAGCACTTATGGAGCGGTGGTAAGAAAATCGTAATAACCGAAGGTGAGATAGATATGCTGACTGTGATGGAGCTACAGGATTGTAAGTACCCTGTGGTTTCATTAGGTCACGGTGCCTCTGCTGCTAAGAAGACATGCGCCGCTAATTTTGAATATCTTGACCAGTTCGAGCAGATTATCCTGATGTTTGATATGGATGATGCTGGACGCAAGGCAGTCGAAGAGGCTGCACAGGTTCTACCTGCTGGTAAGGTACGAGTTGCTGTACTCCCATGTAAGGATGCCAACGAGTGTCACCTTAATGGTCACGACCGAGAAATCATGGAGCAAGTCTGGAATGCTGGCCCGTGGATTCCTGATGGAGTGGTATCGGCTCTTTCGTTACGAGAACGAATCCGTGAACACTTATCGTCAGAGGAATCAGTAGGTCTACTTTTCAGTGGCTGTAGCGGTATCAACGATAAGACACTTGGTGCCCGTGGTGGTGAAGTCATTATGGTAACTTCCGGCTCCGGTATGGGTAAATCAACGTTTGTCCGTCAACAAGCTCTCCAATGGGGCACAGCGATGGGCAAGAAGGTAGGCTTAGCGATGCTTGAGGAGTCCGTTGAGGAGACCGCTGAGGACCTTATAGGTCTACACAATCGTGTACGCTTACGTCAATCCGACTCACTAAAGAGAGAGATTATTGAGAACGGTAAGTTCGACCAATGGTTCGATGAACTGTTCGGTAACGATGCGTTCCATCTATACGACTCATTCGCTGAGGCTGAGACAGATAGGCTTCTCGCTAAGCTGGCCTACATGCGCTCAGGCTTAGGTTGCGACGTAATTATCCTTGACCACATCTCAATCGTAGTTTCCGCTTCTGGTGAATCAGATGAGCGCAAGATGATTGACAACCTGATGACCAAGCTCAAAGGGTTCGCTAAGTCAACTGGTGTGGTGCTGGTCGTTATATGCCACCTTAAGAACCCAGACAAAGGTAAAGCACATGAGGAAGGTCGTCCTGTTTCTATTACTGACCTACGTGGTTCTGGCGCACTTCGCCAACTATCTGATACTATTATTGCCCTTGAGCGTAACCAGCAAGGTGATATGCCTAACCTTGTCCTCGTTCGTATTCTCAAGTGCCGCTTTACTGGCGATACTGGTATTGCTGGCTACATGGAGTACAACAAGGAAACAGGATGGCTTGAACCTTCAAGTTACTCAGGGGAAGAAGAGTCACACTCAGAGTCAACAGACTGGTCCAAAGACACTGACTTCTGAAAGGATTCTTGACGATTTCAATACGACTCACTAAAGGAGACACATCATGTTTAAACTGATTAAGAAATTAGGCCAACTGCTGGTTCGTATGTACAACGTGGAAGCCAAACGTCTGAACGATGAGGCCCGTAAAGAGGCCACACAGTCACGCGCTCTGGCTATTCGCTCCAACGAACTGGCTGACAGTGCATCAAATAAAGTTACCGAGGCCGCTCGTGTAGCTAATCAAGCTCAACAGCTTTCCAAATTCTTTGAGTAATTAAACAGGAGAAACTACCATGACACAAGTAGCTGAAACTATCCGTCTATCCGATACCGCAGACCAATGGAACCGCCGAGTTCACATCAACGTTCGTAACGGAAAGGCTACCATGGTTTACCGCTGGAAGGACTCTAAGTCCTCTAAGAATCACACTCAGCGTATGACGTTGACGGACGAGCAAGCACTGCGTCTGGTCAATGCACTTACCAAAGCTGCCGTGACCGCAATCCATGAGGCTGGTCGCGTCAATGAAGCTATGGCTATCCTCGACAAGATTGATAGCTAAGAGTGGTATACTCAAGGTCGCCTTAGTGGTGGCCTTCATGAATACTATTCAACTCACTATAGGAGATATTATCATGCGTGACCCTAAAGTTATCAAAGCAGAAATCGCTAAACTGGAAGCTGAACTTGAGGACGTTAAGTACCATGAAGCCAAGACTCGCTCCGCTGTTCACATTTTGAAGAACTTAGGGTGGACTTGGACACGACAGGCTGGCTGGAAGAAGCCGGAAGTTTACAAGCTGAGCCACAAGGTGTTTGATAAGGACACTATGACCCACATCAAGGCTGGTGATTGGGTTAAGGTTGACATGGTAGTTGTTGGTGGATATGGCTATGTCCGCTCAGTGAGTGGTAAATATGCACAAGTGTCATACATCACAGGTGTTACTCCACGAGGAGCAATCGTTGCAGACAAGACCAACATGATTCACACAGGCTTCTTGACGGTTGTCTCGTATGAAGATATTGTTAAGTCACGATAATCAATAGGAGAAATCAATATGATCGTTTCTGACATCGAAGCTAACGCCCTCTTAGAGAGCGTCACTAAGTTCCACTGCGGGGTTATCTACGACTACTCCACCGCTGAGTACGTAAGCTACCGTCCGAGTGACTTCGGTGCGTATCTGGATGCGCTGGAAGCCGAGGTTGCACGAGGCGGTCTTATTGTGTTCCACAACGGTCACAAGTATGACGTTCCAGCATTGACCAAACTGGCTAAGTTACAGCTTAACCGTGAGTTCCACCTACCCCGTGAGAACTGTATTGACACACTTGTGTTGTCACGCTTGATTCACTCAAACCTGAAAGACACCGATATGGGTCTTCTGCGTTCCGGTAAACTTCCGGGTAAACGCTTTGGGTCTCACGCTTTGGAGGCGTGGGGCTATCGCTTAGGTGAAATGAAGGGTGAATACAAAGATGACTTTAAGCGTATGCTTGAAGAACAAGGTGAAGAATACGTTGACGGCATGGAGTGGTGGAACTTCAACGAAGAGATGATGGCCTATAACGTTCAGGACGTTGTGGTCACTAAGGCTCTCCTTGAGAAGCTACTCTCTGACAAACATTACTTCCCTCCTGAGATTGACTTTACGGACGTAGGCTACTCTACGTTCTGGTCAGAATCCCTTGAGGCCGTTGATGTTGAACATCGTGCTGCGTGGCTACTCGCTAAGCAAGAGCGAAATGGATTCCCATTTGACACGAAAGCAATCGAAGAGTTGTACGTAGAGTTGGCTGCCCGCCGCTCTGAGTTGCTCCGCAAATTGACCGAAACGTTCGGCTCGTGGTATCAGCCTAAGGGTGGCACAGAAATGTTCTGCCATCCGAGGACTGGTAAGCCATTACCTAAATATCCTCGCATTAAGACACCTAAAGTTGGTGGTATCTTTAAGAAGCCTAAGAACAAGGCACAGCGAGAGGGCCGTGAGCCTTGTGAACTGGATACCCGTGAATACGTTGCTGGTGCTCCATATACTCCTGTAGAGCACGTAGTGTTTAACCCTTCGTCCCGTGACCACATTCAGAAGAAACTTCAAGAGGCTGGATGGGTCCCCACGAAGTACACCGATAAGGGTGCGCCTGTGGTGGACGATGAGGTACTCGAAGGAGTACGTGTAGATGACCCTGAGAAGCAAGCCGCTATCGACCTTATTAAAGAATACCTGATGATTCAGAAGAGAATCGGTCAGTCTGCTGAGGGAGACAAGGCATGGCTTCGTTACGTTGCTGAGGATGGTAAAATTCATGGTTCTGTTAACCCTAATGGAGCAGTTACGGGTCGTGCTACCCATGCGTTCCCAAACCTTGCGCAAATTCCGGGTGTACGTTCTCCTTATGGTGAGCAGTGCCGCGCTGCTTTTGGCGCTGAACATCACTTAGATGGACTTACAGGTAAGCCTTGGGTTCAGGCTGGTATAGACGCCTCCGGTCTGGAGTTACGTTGCTTGGCCCACTTTATGGCTCGCTTTGATAACGGTGAGTACGCTCACGAGATTCTTAATGGTGACATTCACACTAAGAATCAGATAGCTGCCGAATTGCCTACCCGTGATAACGCCAAGACGTTCATCTATGGGTTCCTTTATGGTGCTGGTGATGAGAAGATTGGGCAGATTGTTGGTGCTGGCAAAGAACGCGGTAAGGAACTCAAGAAGAAATTCCTTGAGAACACTCCAGCGATTGCTGCACTCCGAGAGTCTATCCAACAGACACTCGTTGAGTCATCTCAGTGGGTAGCTGGTGAACAGCAAGTCAAGTGGAAACGCCGCTGGATTAAAGGACTTGATGGGCGCAAAGTCCATGTCCGTAGTCCTCATGCTGCCCTGAACACCTTGCTGCAATCTGCTGGTGCTCTTATCTGCAAACTGTGGATTATCAAGACCGAAGAGATGCTCTTAGAGAAAGGCTTGAAGCATGGCTGGGATGGGGACTTTGCGTACATGGCATGGGTGCATAAACTATCTCATTGTGCACATTAAATCTGGTGAACTCGGTGAAACCCTTCTAGGGCAATACCGAGCCAAGCCATAGGGAGGATATATGAGAGGCAAGAAGTTAATCCTTGCGACCACAGAGAGTGGTTGTATCATCCCTACGTCACACAAACTTAATACTGATGGTTATTTCCGAAAGAAGACGAACGGTGTCCTAGAGATGTATCACAGGACAGTCTGGAAGGAACACTACGGAGATATACCAGAAGGGTATGAAGTAGACCACAAGTGTAGGAACAGGGCGTGCTGTAACGTAGAGCACCTCCAGTTATTAGAAGGTTCTGAGCATACAGTCAAGACAAACAGGGAACGATACGCTGACCGTAAAGAGTCCGCGAAGGAACACTGGTTGGAGACTGGATGTACAGGAACACACTTAGGTGAGAAGTTTGGTGTAACGTTCTCTGCCGCTTGTAAGTGGATTAGAGAGTGGAAGGCGTAGAGACTATCCGAAAGGAGTAGGGCCGAGGGTGAGATTCCCTCGTTACCCGAAGCGCCAGACAGTCAACTCAAAGGCTGATGATATAGTCCGACACTCCTAGCAATAGGAGAATACAGAAAGGATGAGATTCAGGTAGGTTGTCGTACCGAAGAGATTGCTCAGGTGGTCATTGAGACTGCACAGGAAGCGATGCGCTGGGTAGGAGACCACTGGAACTTCCGGTGTCTTCTGGATACCGAAGGTAAGATGGGTCCTAATTGGGCTGTATGTCACTAATTCTATAGGAGAAATTATTATGGCTATGACCAAGAAATTTAAAGTGTCCTTCGACGTTACCGCTAAGATGACATCTGACGTTCAGGCAATCTTAGAGAAAGATATGCTGCACCTGTGTAAGCAGGTTGGCTCCGGTGCTATTGTTCCTAACGGCAAGCAGAAAGAGATGATTGTTCAGTTCCTGACTCATGGTATGGAAGGGGTGATGACCTTCATTGTTCGCACAACATTCCGTGAGGCTATCAAGGAAATGAACGAAGAGTATGTCGATAAGGACTCCTTCAAGTTATCTCCTACCACTGTACGGGAGGTGTTCTAATGTCCGACTACCTGAAAGTGCTGCAAGCAATCAAAAGTTGCCCTAAGACTTTCCAGTCCAACTATGTACGGAACAATGCGAGCCTCGTAGCGGAGGCCGCTTCCCGTGGTCACATCTCATGTCTGACCACAAGTGGACGAAACGGTGGTGCTTGGGAAATCACTGCTTCTGGTACTCGCTTTCTGAAACGAATGGGAGGGTGTGTCTGATGATACGTGACACTGTAACAATTCCTCGTGATGCGTGGAACGATATGCAGGGTTATATTGATTCTCTGGAACGTGAGAACGATAGCCTTAAGAACCAACTTATGGAAGCTGACGAGTACGTGGCTGAACTAGAGGAGAAACTTAATGGCGCTTCTTGACCTAAAACAATTCTACGAGTTACGTGAAGGCTGTGACGACAAGGGTATCCTCGTTATGGACGGTGACTGGTTGGTCTTCCAAGCGATGAGTGCTGCTGAGTTTGATGCCTCATGGGAGGAAGAGATTTGGCACCGCTGCTGTGACCACGCTAAGGCACGTCAGATTCTTGAGGATTCCATCAAGTCCTACGAGACCCGCAAGAAGGCTTGGGTAGGCGCTCCGATTGTCCTTGCGTTCACAGATAGTGTCAACTGGCGTAAAGAACTGGTAGACCCTAACTACAAGGCTAACCGTAAGGCCACGAAGAAACCTGTAGGTTACTTTGAGTTCCTTGAGGCTCTCTTTGAGCGTGAAGAGTTCTACTGCATTCGTGAGCCTATGCTTGAGGGAGATGACGTTATGGGAGTGATTGCTTCCAATCCGTCTGCCTTCGGTGCCCGTAAAGCTGTAATTATCTCATGCGATAAGGACTTTAAGACAATCCCTAACTGCGACTTCCTATGGTGTACCACTGGTAACATTCTGACTCAGACCGAAGAGTCCGCTGACTGGTGGCACCTCTTCCAGACAATCAAGGGTGACATTACCGATGGTTACTCAGGGATTGCCGGATGGGGCGATACTGCCGAGTACTTCTTGAATAACCCGTTCATAACCGAGCCTAAAACGTCTGTGCTTAAGTCTGGTAAGAATAAGGGGCAGGAGGTAACTAAGTGGGTTAAGCGTGACCCTGAGCCACATGAGACGCTCTGGGACTGCATTAAGTCCATCGGAGCGAAGGCTGGCATGACCGAAGAGGATGTCATCAAGCAGGGCCAAATGGCTCGAATCCTACGGTTCAATGAGTACAACTTTATTGACAAGGAGATTTACCTGTGGAGACCGTAGCGTATATTGGCATTGGTCTTTGTGTTCTCGGAATGGGCCTCATTGCGTGGGGCCTTTGGGACTTAGCCCGAATAATCAAGTCGTTACACGACATTAAGTGATAAACTCAAGGTCCCTAAATTAATACGACTCACTATAGGGAGATAGGGGCCTTTATGATTATTACTTTAAGATTTAACTCTAAGAGGAATCTTTATTATGCTAACACCTATTAACCATTTACTTAAGAACCCTAACGATATTCCAGACGTGCCTCGTGCAACCGCTGAGTATCTACAGGTTCGATTCAACCATGCGTACCTCGAAGCGTCTGGTCATATAGGATTTATGCGTGCTAGTGGTTGTAGTGAAGCCCACATCTTGGGTTTCATTCAGGGCCTACAGTATGCCTCTAACATCATTGACGAGATTGAGATGCGCAAGGAACAACTAAGAGAAGATGGGGAGGATTGACCTTATGTGTTTCTCACCGAAAGTTAAAGTTCCGAAGATGGATACCAATCAGGTTCGAGCCGTTGAACCAGCGCCTCTGACCCAAGAAGTCTCAGGCGTGGAGTTCGGTGGGTCTTCTGATGAGACGGATACCGAGGGCACCGAAGTGTCTGGACGCAAAGACCTCAAGGTCGAACGCGACGATTCCGTAGCGAAGTCTAAAGCCGCTGGTTCTGGCTCTGCTCGTATGAAATCTTCAATCCGTAAGTCTGCATTCGGAGGTAAGAAGTAATGTCTGAGTTCACATGTGTGGAGGCGAAAAGTCGCTTCCGTGCAATCCAATGGACTGTAGAGCGCCTTGGGTTGCCTAAGGGATTCGAAGGACACTTTATTGGTTACAGCCTCTACGTTGACGAAGTTATGGACATGTCTGGTTGTCACGAAGAGTACATTCTGGACTCTACCGGAAAACATGTAGCGTACTTCGCGTGGTGCGTAAGCTGTGACATTCACCATAAAGGTGACATTCTGGATATAACGTCCGTTGTCATTAATCCTGAGGCAGACTCTAGGGGCTTACAGCGATTCTTAGCGAAACGCTTTAAGTGCCTTGCAGAACTCCACGATTGCGATTGGGTGTCTCGTTGTAAACATGAAGGCGAGACAATGCGTGTATACTTTAAGGAGGTATAAGTTATGGGTAAGAAAATTAAGAAGGCCGTGAAGAAAGTCACTAAGTCCGTTAAGAAAGCCGTGAAGAAAGTTACCAAGGAAGTGGCTCGTCCGGTTAAACAGGTTGCTGGTGGTCTGGCCGGTGGTACTGGTGAGGCGCAAGTAGTGGAAGTTCCACAGGCTGCTGCAACTCCTGCTGCACAGATTGTTGACGTACCTGAGAAAGAGGTTTCCACTGAGGACGAAGCACAGACCGAAAGCGGACGTAAGAAAGCCCGTGCTGGTGGTAAGAAGTCCCTGAGCGTGGCTCGTAGCTCCGGTGGTGGAATCAATATTTAAACAGGAGGTGACACATGGCTGAGAAGCGTACAGGTCTAGCCGAGGAAGGAGCTAAGTCGGTCTATGAACGATTGAAGAACGACCGTGCCCCATACGAGACTCGCGCCCAAAACTGCGCTCAGTACACCATTCCGTCCCTCTTCCCTAAGGACTCCGATAACGCATCTACAGACTACACAACTCCGTGGCAAGCTGTAGGCGCTCGCGGTCTCAATAACTTGGCCTCTAAGCTCATGCTGGCACTCTTCCCTATGCAAACGTGGATGAAGCTGACCATCTCTGAGTTTGAGGCCAAACAGTTACTGGATGACCCCGATGGACTCGCTAAGGTTGATGAGGGTCTCTCAATGGTAGAGCGTATAATCATGAACTACATTGAGTCTAACAGCTACCGAGTGACTCTCTTTGAGGCTCTCAAGCAGTTAGTCGTTGCTGGTAACGTACTGCTGTACCTACCGGAACCAGAAGGGTCGAACTACAATCCCATGAAGCTGTACCGCTTGTCTTCTTATGTGGTCCAACGAGACGCATTCGGCAACGTTCTGCAAATGGTGACTCGCGACCAGATAGCTTTCGGGGCACTCCCTGAGGATGTCCGTAAGGCTGTAGAAGGTCAAGGTGGTGAGAAGAAACCTGATGAGACCATTGATGTGTACACTCACATTTATATGGACGAGGAATCAGGAGAGTATCTCCGCTACGAAGAGGTTGAAGGTATGGAGGTCCAAGGTTCAGATGGGTCGTACCCTAAAGAGGCTTGTCCATACATCCCGATTCGAATGGTTCGACTAGATGGTGAATCCTATGGTCGTTCGTACATCGAGGAATACTTAGGCGACTTACGGTCCCTTGAGAATCTCCAAGAGGCTATCGTTAAGATGTCCATGATTAGCTCTAAGGTTATCGGCTTAGTGAATCCTGCTGGTATTACCCAGCCACGCCGACTGACCAAAGCTCAGACTGGTGACTTCGTTACTGGTCGTCCAGAAGACATCTCGTTCCTCCAACTGGAGAAGCAAGCAGACTTTACTGTGGCTAAGGCCGTCAGTGACGCTATCGAGGCTCGCCTTTCGTTTGCCTTTATGTTGAACTCTGCTGTTCAGCGCACTGGTGAACGTGTGACCGCCGAAGAGATTCGGTATGTCGCTTCTGAGCTTGAAGATACTTTAGGTGGTGTCTACTCAATCCTTTCTCAAGAATTACAATTGCCTCTGGTACGAGTGCTCTTGAAGCAACTACAAGCCACGCAACAGATTCCTGAGTTACCTAAGGAAGCCGTAGAGCCAACTATTAGTACAGGTCTGGAAGCAATCGGTCGTGGTCAAGACCTTGATAAGCTGGAACGCTGTGTCTCTGCATGGGCTGCTCTGGCCCCTATGCGTGATGACCCAGACATTAACCTTGCGATGATTAAGTTACGCATTGCTAACGCTATCGGTATTGACACTTCTGGCATCCTTCTTACCGAAGAGCAGAAGCAACAGAAGATGGCGCAACAGTCTGTGCAAATGGGTATGGATAATGGTGCTGCTGCGCTTGGTCAAGGTATGGCTGCTCAGGCTACAGCTTCACCTGAGGCTATGGCTGCTGCCGCTGATTCCGTTGGTTTACAGCCGGGCATTTAATACGACTCACTATAGGGAGACCTCATCTTTGAAATGAGCGATGACAAGAGGTTGGAGTCCTCGGTCTTCCTGTAGTTCAACTTTAAGGAGATAACAATAATGGCTGAATCTAATGCTGATGTATACGCGTCCTTTGGCGTAAACTCCGCTGTGATGTCTGGTGGTTCCGTTGAGGAACACGAGCAGAATATGCTGGCTCTGGATGTTGCTGCCCGTGATGGCGATGATGCAATCGAGTTAGCGTCTGACGAAGTGGAAACTGAGCGTGACCTGTATGACAACTCTGACCCATTCGGTCAAGAGGACGATGAGGGACGCATTCAGGTTCGCATTGGTGATGGTTCTGAGCCGACTGATGTGGACACTGGGGAAGAAGGTTTTGATGGCACAGAAGGTTCCGAAGAGTTTACTCCGCTTGGTGAAACTCCAGAAGAACTGGTAGCCGCCTCTGAGCAACTTGGTGAGCACGAAGAGGGCTTCCAAGAGATGATTAACATTGCTGCCGAGCGCGGTATGAGTGCTGAGACCATTGAGGCAATCCAGCGCGAGTACGAGGAGAACGAAGAGTTATCCGATGCGTCATACGCTAAGCTGGCTGAAATTGGCTACACTAAGGCTTTCATCGACTCGTACATTCGCGGTCAAGAAGCTCTGGTGGAGCAGTACGTCAACAGTATCGTTGAGTACGCTGGTGGTCGTGAACGTTTTGACGCACTGTATAATCACCTTGAGACTCACAACCCTGAGGCTGCACAATCGCTGGACAACGCGTTGACGAATCGCGACTTAGCGACCGTTAAGGCCATCATCAACTTGGCTGGTGAGTCTCGTGCTAAGGCGTTCGGTCGTAAGCCAACTCGTAGTGTAACCAGTCGAGCTATTCCGGCTAAACCTCAAGCTACTAAGCGTGAAGGGTTTGCTGACCGTAGCGAGATGATTAAGGCTATGAGTGACCCTCGGTATCGCACTGATGCAAACTATCGCCGTCAAGTCGAACAGAAAGTGATCGACTCGAACTTCTGATAGACTCTGAAATTAATACGACTCACTATAGGGAGACCATAACAGTTTCCCTTTAGAAATCATTCTTTGTTTAACTTTCTTAAGAAGGAGACATACATATGGCTAACATGACTGGTGGACAGCAACTGGGTACTAACCAAGGTAAAGGCGTAAGCACTGGTGGTGCAGATAAACTGGCGCTGTTCTTGAAGGTATTTGGCGGTGAGGTTCTTACTGCATTCGCTCGCACCTCCGTGACCACTTCTCGCCACATGGTCCGTTCCATCTCCAGCGGTAAATCCGCTCAGTTCCCTGTTCTGGGTCGCACTCAGGCAGCGTACCTGGCTCCGGGTGAGAACCTCGACGATAAACGAAAAGACATCAAGCACACCGAGAAGGTCATCACCATTGATGGTCTCCTGACGGCTGACGTTCTGATTTACGACATTGAGGACGCGATGAATCACTATGACGTTCGCTCTGAGTACACCTCTCAGTTAGGTGAATCTCTGGCGATGGCTGCGGACGGTGCTGTTCTGGCTGAGATTGCTGGTCTGTGTAACTTGACGAGCACCCTTAACGAGAACATTGAGGGCCTAGGCAGTGCCACTGTGATTGAGACCACTCAGAACAAGGATGCACTTACCGACCAAGTTGCGCTGGGTAAGGAGATTATTGCAGCTCTGACCAAGGCTCGTGCAGCTCTTACCAAGAACTACGTTCCGGCTGCTGACCGTGTGTTCTACTGTGACCCAGATAGCTACTCTGCGATTCTGGCAGCACTGATGCCTAATGCTGCAAACTACGCTGCACTGATTGACCCTGAGAAGGGTTCTATCCGCAACGTTATGGGCTTTGAGGTTGTAGAAGTTCCTCACCTCACTGCTGGTGGCGCTGGCACCTCTCGCGCGGATACCACTAATCAGAAGCACGCCTTCCCTGCCTCTAGTGACGGTGGTACTACCAAGGTTGCTAAGGACAACGTTATCGGCCTGTTCATGCACCGCTCTGCGGTAGGTACTGTTAAGCTGCGTGACTTGGCTCTGGAGCGTGCTCGTCGAGCTAACTTCCAAGCTGACCAAATCATCGCGAAGTACGCAATGGGTCACGGCGGTCTGCGCCCAGAAGCTGCTGGTGCTGTGGTTTTCAAGGGGGAGTAATGCAGGAAGTGACCTCAACGGTCGCTGCTAGTACCGAAGAGGTAAGCATTACTGCCGAAGAGAGTCTAACTCCAGCACAAAAAGCTGCCCGTACACGCGCTGCTAACAAAGCCCGAAGGGAAGCAGAGTTGGCTGCTGCTGCCGCTGCTGAGTAATAACTAGCATAACCCCTTGGGGCCTCTAAACGGGTCTTGAGGGGTTTTTTGCTGAAAGGAGGAACTATATGCGCTCATACGATATGAACGTTGAGACTGCCGCTGAGTTATCCGCTGTGAATGACATTCTGGCATCTATCGGTGAACCTCCGGTATCGACGCTTGAGGGTGACTCAAACGCAGACGTAGCGAACGCTCGACGTATTCTCAACAAGATTAACAGACAGATTCAGTCGCGTGGCTGGACGTTCAACATTGAGGAAGGTATTACTCTTCTTCCTGACGTTTACTCCAACCTGATTGTATACAGCGACGACTACCTATCACTAATGGCTACCTCTGGTCAGTCAGTCTATGTCAACCGTGGTGGTTATGTATATGACCGAACGAGTCAATCGGACCGCTTTGAGTCTGGCATCACTGTTAACATTATCCGTCTACGAGACTACGACGAGATGCCTGAGTGCTTCCGCTACTGGATTGTCACTAAGGCTTCCCGTCAGTTCAACAACCGATTCTTTGGGGCACCAGAAGTAGAGGGTGTACTTCAAGAAGAGGAAGACGAGGCTCGACGTCTCTGTATGGAGTACGAAGTAGACTATGGTGGCTTCAATATGCTGGACGGTGACGCATTCACTTCTGGCCTACTGACTCGCTAATAAGTATTAAGGAGGCTCTAATGGCACTCATTAGCCAATCAATTAAGAACTTGAAGGGTGGTATCAGTCAACAGCCTGACATCCTTCGTTATCCAGACCAAGGGTCACGCCAAGTTAATGGTTGGTCTTCGGAGACCGAGGGCCTCCAAAAGCGTCCACCAATGGTTTTCCTTAAGACCCTTTGTGGTAGTGGCGACTTAGGTGCTGCACCCTATATCCACCTGATTAACCGTGATGAGAACGAACAGTATTACGCTGTGTTCACTGGTACAGGAATCCGTGTGTTCGACCTTGCTGGGAATGAGAAGCAGGTACGTTACCCAACAGATGGCTCTTCCTATATCCAAACAGCTAACCCTAGGAATGACCTGAGGATGGTAACTGTGGCCGACTACACTTTCATCGTTAACAGGAATGTCCGTGTTACAAGGAACGGTGATGCTGTTAACCTATCAGGATTTAACCCCAAGCAGGACGCTTTGATAAACGTTCGCGGTGGTCAATACGGTAGAACATTGCAAATCATGATTAATGGTGGTACGCAAGCGTCCTATCAGATTCCTGATGGTTCACAGCCAGCCCACGTTAATAATACTGACGCTCAATGGTTGGCAGAAGAGTTGGCTCGTCAGTGTAGGGCAAATACGCCCGGATGGGCGTTCCACGTTGGACAGGGTTACATCCACATTGTAGCACCTGCTGGTCAACAGATTGATTCCCTCATGACGAAGGACGGATACGCTGACCAGTTGATTAATCCTGTTACTCATTATGCTCAGTCGTTCTCTAAGTTGCCACCTAACGCTCCTGATGGGTACATGGTGAAAATCGTAGGGGATGCCTCGAAGTCTGCTGACCAGTATTACGTTAGGTATGATGCACAGCGAAAGGTATGGGTCGAGACACTAGGTTGGAACGTTAACAATCATCTTCTGTGGGATACGATGCCTCACGCGCTGGTTCGCGCTTCTGATGGTAATTTTGAGTTCAGATGGCTTGAGTGGACCCCTAAAACATGTGGCGATGATGACACAAACCCGTGGCCCTCCTTCGTGGACTCCACAATCAACGATGTGTTCTTCTTCCGTAACCGTTTAGGTTTCCTTAGTGGGGAGAATATCATCTTGAGTAGAACCGCGAAGTATTTCAACTTCTACCCAGCGTCAATAGCAAACCTGAGCGACGATGACCCTATCGACGTGGCTGTTAGTACCAACCGAATAGCAATCCTTAAGTACGCCGTTCCGTTCTCTGAGGAGTTACTTATCTGGTCTGATGAAGCCCAATTCGTGCTGACAGCTTCCGGCACCCTTACGTCGAAATCAGTAGAGTTGAACCTAACTACTCAGTTTGATGTGCAGGACCGAGCGAGGCCGTTCGGGATTGGTCGTAACGTTTACTTTGCGAGTCCAAGGTCCAGCTTTACGTCCATCCATCGGTACTACGCAGTGCAGGATGTGAGTTCCGTTAAGAACGCTGAGGACATTACAGCGCACGTTCCGAACTACATACCTAATGGTGTGTACAGTATCTGCGGCTCAGGAACTGAGAACTTCTGTTCGGTCCTATCTCATGGGGACCCAAGCAAAATCTTCATGTACAAATTTCTGTACCTCAATGAAGAGTTGAGGCAACAGTCATGGTCGCATTGGGATTTTGGGGAAAACACACAGGTGTTAGCGTGTCAATCCATCAACTCGGATATGTACATTATCCTGCGTAATGAGTTCAATACGTTCCTAGCAAGGGTATCCTTTACGAAGAATGCCATTGACTTACGTGGTGAGCCTTATCGTGCCTTTATGGATATGAAGATTCGCTATACGATTCCATCTGGGACGTATAACGATGATGCCTATGAGACTGCCATTAACTTGTACAGTATCTATGGAGCAACCTTTGGACGAGGGAAGATTACAGTTCTGGAACCTGATGGTAAGATTAATGAATTTGAACAACCTCAGGCTGGTTGGAACACTGACCCTTGGTTGCGACTGAGCGGTAACTTAGATGGTAAGACTGTGTTCGTAGGGTTCAACATCAACTTCGTCTATGAGTTCTCTAAGTTCCTCATCAAGCAGACTGCCGACGATGGGTCTACCTCCACGGAAGACATAGGTCGCTTACAGTTACGCCGAGCGTGGGTTAACTATGAGAATTCTGGTACGTTCGATATTTACGTCGAGAACCAATCGTCTAACTGGAAGTACACTATGGCTGGTGCTCGATTAGGTTCGAATACACTGAGGGCTGGGAGATTGAACCTAGGGACTGGACAGTATCGCTTCCCTGTAGTCGGTAACGCTAAGTACAACACTGTGTACATTGCATCCACTGAGACTACCCCACTGAATATCATTGGGTGTGGCTGGGAAGGTAACTACTTACGGAGAAGCTCCGGTATCTAACTACTAACGGTTCTCCCTATGGTGACAATTAATACGACTCACTATAGGGAGAACAATACGACTACGGGAGGGTTTTCTTATGATGATTATAAGACCTACTAAAAGTACAGACTTTGAGGTATTCACTCCGGCTCACCATGACATTCTTGAAGCTAAGGCTGCTGGTATTGAGCCGAGTTTCCCAGATGCTTCCGAGTGTGTCACGTTGAGCCTCTATGGGTTCCCTCTAGCCATTGGTGGTAATTGCGGGGACCAATGCTGGTTCGTAACGAGCGACCAAGTGTGGAGACTTAGTGGAAAAGCTAAGCGAGAGTTCCGTAAGTTAATCATGGAGTATCGCGATAAGATGCTTGAGAAGTATGATACTCTTTGGAATTACGTGTGGGTAGGCAATACGTCTCACATTCGTTTCCTCAAGACTATCGGTGCGGTATTCCACGAAGAGTATACACGAGATGGTCAATTTCAATTATTCACAATAACGAAAGGAGGGTGATTATGTGTTGGCCTGCCGCAATTCCAATTGCATTAGCTGGCGCTCAGGCTGTAGGTAGTCAGTACGCTCAAGCTAAAATGATAGCCTCACAGACAGCCGCTGGTCGTCGTCAAGCCTTTGAACTTATGAAGCAGACGAACATCCAGAATGCTGACCTATCGTTGCAAGCTCGAAGTAAACTTGAGGAAGCGTCCGCTGAGTTGACCTCACAGAACATGCAGAAGGTTCAAGCTATGGGGTCTATCCGAGCAGCTATCGGAGAGAGTATGCTTGAAGGTTCCTCAATGGACCGCATTAAGCGAGTAACTGAAGGACAGTTCATTCGGGAAGCCAATATGGTAACTGAGAACTATCGCCGTGACTACCAAGCAATCTTCGCACAGCAACTTGGTGGTACTCAAAGTGCTGCAAGCCAGATTAGCGAAATCTATAAGGGCGAACAGAAACAGAAGAGTAAGCTACAGATGGTTCTTGACCCGCTGGTGGTCATGGGGTCAGCTGCTGCTAGTGCTTATGCAGACGGTAAGTTCGACTCTAAGGAACCTATTGTTGCCGCTAAAGGTACTAAGACTGGGAGGTAATACATTATGAGTAAAATTGAATCTGCCCTTCAAGCAGCACAACCGGGACTCTCTCGGTTACGTAGTGGCGCTGGTGGTATGGGCTATCGTGCAGCAACCACTCAGGCTGAACAGCCAAGGTCAAGCCTATTGGATACCATTGGTCGATTCGCTAAGGCCGGAGCCGACATGTATGCTGCTAAGGAGCAACGTGCTCGTGACCTAGCTGACGAACGCTCTAATGAGATTATCCGTAAGTTGACTCCTGAGGAACGCAGAGAGGCACTGAATAACGGGTCCCTCCTGATACAGGATGACCCATACGCTATGGAAGCACTTAAAGTCAAGACTGGTCGTAACGCCGCATATCTGCTTGATGATGACGTCATGCAGAAGATCAGAGCGGGTGTCTTCACTACTCGCGAAGAGATGGAACAGTATCGCCATAGTCGTCTTCAAGAGGGCGCTAAGGCATACGCTGAGCAGTTCGGTATCGACCCTAATGACGTTGACTATCAGCGTGGTTTCAACGAGGACATCACTGAGCGTAACATCGCACTGTATGGTGCTCACGATAGCATCTTGAGTCAACAAGCTCAGAAGGGTGCCTTGATTAACAGTAGGGTTGAACTTAACAGCGTCCTTAAAGACCCTGACATGCTTCGCCGTCCAGACTCTGCGGACTTCTTTGAGAGCTATATCTCAAACGGACTAGTTACTGGGTCGATACCAAGTGACGCTCAGGCTACACAGTTAATCAGCCAAGCGTTTAGTGACGCATCTAATCGTGCTGGTGGTGCTGACTTCTTGATGCGTGTTGGCGACAAGAAGGTAACACTCTACGGAGCCACTACGACCTATAAGGAACTCATGGGTGAGGAGCAGTGGAATGCCCTTATGGTGACAGCACAGAGAGCACAATATGACAACGATGCAAAACTGAACGAGAAGTTTCAGCTTGACGTTAACTCTGCGTTGCTTATGGATGACCCTAGAGTTGGCTGGGAGAAGCTCCTTGGAATCAAGGCCGAGTTAGATAAGAACCAGCCGGGAGAACAAATGACACCACAGCGAGCTACTTTAATAGCTGCGCAGGAGCAACTTCGGGCTAAGATGGTTGAGTGGACTAAGAATGAGGCAAAAGCTCTTGACGAGGCTCAAAAGGCCGATAATAAGTTCAAGGTAATAGACGCTCAATACCAGAAACGCATTAACGGTGAGTGGGTATCTACAGACTTTAAGGACATGCCCACTAACGAAAATACTGGTGAGTTCAAACATAGCGATATGGTGAACTACGCTAACAAAAAGCTGGCTGACATCGACGCTATGGACATCCCAGATGGAGCAAAGGATAGGCTTAAACTTCAATACTTGCAGTCAGACTCTAAGGATGGGCCATTCAGGACTGCAATAGGAACGATGGTTCAGGACGCAGCTCAGGAGTGGTCTTCTTCTGTGATGAACGGTAAGTTAGCAGATAAGACTCCAGCGATGGATGCCTTACGCAGAATCCGTAACGCAGACCCATACCTA